CCCTTATTGAGAATGGTTCCCATTAAGCGGTGATGATACACCCGACACGCCGTGTGTATTTGACATGTGTTGTGTGGTGTGGTACGCGGAAGTGAGCGTGGTGAAACGGTGCGGTTGTGGCGTGTCATGTTTTGTGGTGTGGTATTATTGGGGTATCGGTTTCGATGAAAGGAAAAATAAAATGAGTTTTATGAATCTTAAAGCATTGTCTAATTCAATTGATTTTAACGTGAATAGTATTTATGATGTGTTTGTGTATTTCGTTGATATTGCGTCTGATTGCTTAATCGAAACTCTATTTGTCGATTGCATTGACGCATACGGGCTTAGGGATGTACTTGACGATGGCGTGTTTTACGTTCCGGGCGCAGTCTGTTTAGGCTATCGTATTAATCGGTGATTGAGAAAAAAAGGGGGTGATTTGAGCATGTTTTACAAGCGTAATATTTGTGATTTTGTCAAAGGTTATAGGGTGCGTGGTGAACAGTATGTTAAGGTTGATGTTATTAGTGCGAAGTGGTTTAAATGTGATTCGTATGTGTCGGATTATGTGTTTGCGCATTGTCGTGATATGATTGATTTGATGCGGCGGGATTGTGGACGGGGTAAGGTGTGGTGATGGCCTATTAGCTCAGTGGTTAGAGCGGCATTCTTATAAAATGTGCGTGCCGAGTTCAATTCTCGGATAGGCTACGTGATTGTGATATATTTGGTCATGGCATGTCATTCGATGTGTCATGACTTTTTATTTGTGAGGTGGTTTGATGGATATTAGTTCGATTGTAACCGTTGTCGGAAGCGTGGGTTTCCCGATTGTCGCGTGTTGCGGGATGGCATGGTTTATCGCCACGACGTTCAGCGATTTTAATGATTTGATGACTAAAAATAATGTGCTGACTGAAGAACTTATTGCATTGCTTAAGAATAATAAAGGGGGTAATGATGATACGAATATGGCGTAGCGTGTTGGCGTGCGTATGCGTATTGTCCTTGATTTTTGTGCCATCTGCAAGCGCGGACATGCGTGGCGTGGATGTGAGCAATTGGCAGTGTGATATTGATACGTACGCGCTTGACGCTGATTTCGTAGTGGCGGGTACTACATGGGGTACTGGCGGTTTCAACAACGTGTGTCTGATCAATGGCGTGAATCAGGCCGCGAACTATCAGCTTGGACGCGCAACGGACAGCGGTAAGAGTATTGGTGTTTATCATTATGCGATGGGGCGTGACGCGAACGCGGAAGCTGATTTTTTCGTTGATAACGTGCGCGGATACGTTGGTGATGCGGTGCTTGTTTTGGATTGGGAGTCTCAGGATAATCCGCAGTTTGGTAATGGCGCGTGGATTGAAACGTGGGTGCGTCATGTGCATGATCGCACGCAGGTGTGGCCGCTCGTGTATGTTCAGGCGTCAGCGCTGGGGCAGCTTACTTCGTTCGTGCGGGAGCATTGCGGTGTGTGGGTTGCGCAGTATGCGTCTATGAACGTAACCGGTTATCAGGTAGCACCGTGGCTGTATGGTGCGTATGGTGAAGCCATGCGGCAGTATACGTCGAACGGATATGTATCGGGTTATGCCGGACGATTGGACTTGAATTATTTTCGGGGTGAACGTTGGCAGTGGGATGCATACGCGCATGGCGACGGTGCGAGTGTGTCCGTGCCGGAAACGAACGTCGGTGGCAATGTATCGCAGTCTGCTTGTGTGGTGGTTATGTCAGGTGACACGTTGTCGGGCATTGCTGAGCGTACGGGCTTGTTGCCGTGGCAGTCGTGGCACGGGTATGGGTCAGGTAATCCGGCTATGATTTATCCCGGTGAAACCGTGTGCTATGGTGGTGTTTCGGCTGTGCAGCCGGATACGGCGCGCACGCATATGGTTGCGTCCGGTGAGTCTTTGTGGTCGATTTTCGGCGGTGATTGGGCGCGTGTCGCGTCGCTTAACGGTTTGTCTAACCCGAACTTGATTTATCCGGGGCAGATTTTGCGTTATTGAGAATCAATATCAATAATTGGCGTGTTGCTTTTTGCGCACGCCGATTTTTGTGCTATAAATATTTATGTCGCCAAAAATGGTTGACAGAAAAAAAACAAATACAAAGGATAACAAACATGCGAAAGATACGTAAGGTAATCGCTGACAGCACCATAAACTATTACGACAGTGACGGCGTGGAACAGACATTCCACACTAACGGAAACGTTCGTAACGTTGAAATGGCTGTCAAAGTGCTTATGAACGCCGGTATTGTTAATGTCTTGGTTGACGACATCACCGTAAACAAGAAAGTGTATGTCATGGACGTTGATACGTTCATTGAGCACGCGGAATGTGCCGCAACTGACGTAACTGACCCCGATACCGACAACGATAACGATAAAGATATTGAACTCTGAAAGGAACTGAAATGAACGAGGAAAACGAACAGATGAACGATACCACCGTGAATGAAACCGCACAGAACACCGGTGACAACTATCGTTATATTTGCACGATGGACAACAGCACGTTTGAGGGAAAACGTGCCATCGTCAACGCACGCAACAGCGCATTATCGCTGAACGGATGCGGCGCGGAATCATTGACGGTTATCGGCGTTTACATCGCGCCCGGCGTACGTTCTCAGACCGGTCAGAAATGCGCAAACGTCTATCTTTTCGGAAAAGACGGCAACACGTATTTCAGTCAGTCACAGGGGATCTACCGCAGCGTGTTGGATATCTACGATATGTTCCCCGATTTCAACGCACCGGACGGCATCACTGTTGCGGTCAAGCAGACCCCGCTGGGCGGTGGTCGTTCCACGAAATCGCTTGAAATCAAGTAGTTCAGAATGAAACAAAAGTGCCATACATATGCTATGGCACTTTTTTTATAAGGTGATGAGCATGCCTAGAGCGCATAAACAAGCGGACGTATTGACCGCGAAACGCAAGCGCGTACGTCGCGCTATAAACAGTCTGAAAAAAAGCATTACCGACACCATGCCCGAAAGCGAAGCGAGCGCACGACGCACTTACATACAGCGGCTTGAAACGCAGTTGAAAAACACGTATGTTGGGCGTGTCCGTAATAGCGGCATGCGGAATGAACTGTATCAGCGTGCGAACGAAACCGCCGATAAACTCGTGCAACAGGTAAGCGAGGTGCGCGGCGGTAAAGGGCGGGCGAGGGAGCGTGCGCGTTCGTTCAATATTTTCCGTGAGGAAATGCGCATGGCGTCCAAAGGTGCGCCAAGCGCGCTGGGAGAGCTTGGCCGGGAAAAAGTCAAGGTGTTTTGGCGATACACACAAAACATATGGCAGAGATCGAACGTTCCGCCGAACAAACGATTAGAAGTCATTATGCAAGCGTATGGCGCTGATTCACTCAGTGAGCTTTTTGATACTATCATGCAACGAAACGAAAAGGTGTTGGAGTACGTCAAAAATATGAAAATGCATACAGGTGATTTAGAGGATTACACGGACGTTGACGGTGGTAGTCCGATTTGGCTTATTGCGGTCTCACCCGATGTAGTACGATGATAAAGCGCAAGGATTTTAAGATTGCGGCGATATTTGACACTGAAACAACGAATATTGGCGAAGGTGCCGAAACACGTGCATATCCGATATTATACATTTTCAACGATTTGCGTAACACGCCGCTGGAATCGTACACTCCCGACACGGACGATGTACGGTTTTACCGGCACACGTCCGAAGCGTTGACATACATTGATAATCTTATTGAATATGGGCATGCGCACGATTATGTTCCGATAATCGCGGCCTATAACCTTATGTTCGATATGCAGACACTTATGATGGAATTGGCGCAGTCGTACGCGATTGAGGTTAATGCGCAGACCGCTACAAGTGTATACACGCTCGATTTGCGCGTAGGCGATAATGTGGTGTGCCGTTTTTGGGACACGTTTTATCTCGAAATGGGCGGACTGCGCGCGATGGGCGAAACATGCGGATTACCGAAAGCGGTTGGCGATTGGGATTACTCACTTGTGCGTACGCCTGAAACACCGTTGACGGAAGAGGAAAAATTTTACGCACGCCGCGATGTGCAAGTGATACCTCAATACTTGCAATGGCTGCTACGCGCAAATCATTGGCTTACGTCTGACATGCTAGGGTGCCGCGTGCTTACCAAGACTTCGCTTGTGCGGCAGATGGCGCGCCGTGAAATCGGCGGGCGGCGCGTCACGTTGCAAGGTGGTAAGAAAATCACATTGCAACGTGCTTTCGAGATGACGTGTAATCAGGAATTTCCGAAGAATTATGAATCGTATGCACTTCGTAAGGCATGTTTCCGTGGCGGGCTGACGTTTACGAGTGCTAAAACCGCTAGTGTTGTCGTGGATAACGTCGCGTCCTTGGATGTCACGTCAATGCATCACGCTTTCATTAATGGCCGACGTTTGCCGGTGAAATTTGCGGCAGCGCCTACGGATATTTTGCAAATCGCATGCGAACGCATTGTTAATACGTCGCTTGAAGATGTGTTGCTGAATTATGATGATCCGTTTCTTACAGGATTACATACGGCGGTACGATTTACGAATCTCAGATTACGCGAAAACACATGTTTCGCTGCGTGGGGGATTGCAATATGTCCACGTTCCAAGTTTGTGAAAACGTTGCAAGCGGATACCGATTACAGCAATAACGAACGTGCGAAAGCACAGGAAAACAGTATTAGGACGCACGGTTACGTTGATAGTGCCGTTAATCCAACGTACGCTTTCGGGAAATTGTATCGGGCGGATGAATGCATATTACATGTTAATGAAATTGAATTGTGGAACATAGCGCAAGTATACGAGTTTGACGGAATGTATGTACTGTACGGTGAAGCCACCACTAAGACGATTGTTCCACCCGATTACGTAACACTACAATCCAACATGCTTTTCGCGCGTAAAACAGATGTGAAAAACCTTATTAAGGGGTACACTGAGGGCGTGCCATACGCGGGGGATATTCCTGATTCGATACCGGAAGGTATTATGCATGATGCGAAGACAGGTGAATTGAGTATGAAATTTCTGCAATCTTATTACAGTTCCACTGTTAAGGGTCAATTTAATGGCATATACGGCACACAGGCACAGGACGTTATGAAAGCGGATTATCGCGTGACGGAAACCGGCGAACTTGAAGTTGATAAGACCACGGTGTGTACGCCTGAGAATTTTGCGAAAAAGCGCCCGAAAATACCACGCGTTCTATACACGTACGGAATGCGGATCGTAGCGGGCAGCAGAATGCACCTCTTGATAGCTATGATGCTGATATACCGTCATTTCGGCGCACGCGTAACGGTTACGGGCGGCGATACCGATAGTCTGAAAATCCGTTGCGATGACGATGTGAGCGACGCGGAATTGCTGGACGCGCTCAAACCGTTGCATAACGCGATCGAAAACGCGATTAGCCGCACCATGCGACGCGTCCGAAACACCGCGCCCGATATGGCGTCAACGCTAGATCACATTGGAAAATTCGAGATTGAGGACTGTGGCGGTGCTACGCGTTATGCCGAACATATGGAATTGTGGAATAAAGCACGTGTTAGTTTGGCCAAAAACGGGCGCGTACATGTCACTTGCGCCGGACTTCCGCGGCCGGACGGTGTGTACACCATTGAAGATTTTATAGCCGATGTCATGCATGCGGGGCACGGTTTCGCGGAAACCGTAAAAATATCGCTTGGGTATGACGTATTAGTAAATTATGAGATTTGTCACACGTTGCAACGCAATCGACCGCATGTGTGGCGCAGGTACGTCGGTACCGTCACCGATTATCGAGGCGCGACATATCATGTTGACGCGCCTGAAGCGATAGCATTGTATCCGTCCGGCAGGTGGTTAGGTGAATCGGACAAACAAGCTAACGGCGAGAATCTGACATACATACGAAACATGTATAATAGGAATACGGAAACAATGCCCCGCGAACTTATTATGCGGAACGGTAAACCTATGATTGTGAGTATTGATGGCGAAATATTATTATGATCGGCTTAGAACACAGATATTGCCGCGCGATGCTGACGTGAATCTTATAATTGGCGCGCGTGGTCTTGGTAAAACGTACGGCGTACGTCGGTATATGTTGGAGGATTATATTAAAAACAATATTTGTTTTGTTGAGGTCACACGGTATCGAGAAGAAAATAACGACGTGGCGGCAAAATATTTTGACAGGATAATAGAGGATAATATTTTTCCCGACTACGATTTTAGGGTGCATAACAAGGTGGCTGAAATACGTCGTAATGGCGATAAAAATTGGCGGACATGTGGTTATTTCATCCCATTATCATTACAGCAACAGAAGAAAAAAAGCACATATGTTAATGTACGTAATATTTGTATGGATGAAATAATTATAGACCCTGACGATGTATACCACCATTATCTCCGTAACGAATATGAACAATTAGCTAATCTTGTAGACACCGTAACGCGCGAACGCGCCGACGATAACAAGCTACGTAAACCGCGGATCTTTTTATTGGGTAATGCGTGCGACGCATATAATCCGTATTTTAAACATTATGACGTTCCCTTGGAGCCTGACTTTGGTCTGCAATGGCTTGACGGTAAAACGTGTATTTTCGATTATGTTGAAGATGATAAATACGCTGCGCAGAAAACGAAAAACACAGTCGCGGGGCGCATGATGAAAAATAATGCTGACGTCACCGCTAAAAACAAATTCAAGCACTATAACACTGATTTTCTTGAAAAACCGCACAAACACGCTAAACTTACGTATGTTTTCCGTTGGTTGCGGCGTGAGTATGGCGTTTATGTTGATTTACGTTGCGGCTACGTTTTTGCATCCTCAAAATATGATGCGGGCGCGCATGTGCCATATTTCGCAATTACGACGGATGATAATAAACTTAATTATCTTACGGCAAATGTGGCAAAGGACTTGATTAGAAATCTTACGTCATATTATGCATTAGGATACCTACGTTATGACACGGTGGAAACGCAACACGCTGTAATTGCAATGCTTAGAAATTTCGGTGTAAAATAATCACGGCATACGCAAGGTGCCGTAACGAGGGCGATAAAACATTATCATTGATAACCACGGTTGACTCCGCCAATGATATGGCCGTGAGGGAAAAGCGCGCCGTCCATCGTTGTGAATCATGTTGCACGTATGCTATTCTTAAGTCGTGTCGGTTCGGTATTCGTTCGCCGACACGACTTTTTTCATATATGAAAGGAAAAAATAATGGATGACGAAACCCCTGAGGAAAGGGACACCGCCGAACGCGATGATCTTACGGAAAATGAAGCGCACCGCGCGGGTGAATTTGATGATTTGCGCGACATGCTGCGCGACGTGCTTGACAAGGTGCGTGAATTAAGTGACCGTACGGACGCAATTAGCGAACGAATCGACGGCATATATGACAATTTCACCGATTCAGTCGCGCAAATGGTTGAAAACGGCGCAACAGTCAAGGAAAACGACGATGACGCTGCGGAAGCAATCGCGCAAGCGGCGGCGGAAGACTTGGAAAATCTCGACTACACGCTTTAATCGATGGGAGAAAATATTATGGCTGTAGACAATGCGACAATTTTGGATAAGGTGCGTATCAAGGGTACCGACGATTATCAGCAGCGTATTCCAAGCGCAACGCAGACAGGCGTGGCGAACACCATGCGCTACTTGTTCGACCCGATGAATCGGCAATATTTGAACGACTGTGTTTGGAGCATGGTCAATCGTATCGGACTAACCGTAATGGCGCAGAACGCGCCGTTTGAAAACCCGTTGTCGATTTTCAAAAAGGAAAACTTGTACTGGGGTTCGACTGTACAGGAAATCGCGGTCAAGTGGATTAAGGCGCACGGCTACAAGGATGACGCGGAAGATTTGTTGAAAATGCACCGTCCTGAAGCGGCGGTGTGGTTCTATGAAATGAACCGTCGTGACCAATATCCGATTTCATGGACTGACGATGAATTGCGTCAGGCTTTCGTGGATGATTTTGGCTTGAATCGTTTCGTTGCGCAGATTATGGAAACGCCACGCAACAGTGACAATTACGATGAAATGAATATCATGCTTGCGCTGATCCGTCATTACGAGCAGAATCTTGGTTTCTACAAAGTGCATCTTGACGCGGTGCCAAGCGACCAAACAACCGCTAAGACGTTGCTCAAGGCATTGCGTGCGACCGCCGGACGCATGCAGTTCCCGTCAACGCAGTACAATGCGTTGAACGTCACCGATATTCCGGCGTATGCTAATCCTCAGCAAATGGTGTTGCTGATCGAGCCGGAATATCTCGCTTCGCTTGACGTTGATGCGTTGTCCGCCGTGTTCCAGCTGGACAAGGCCGACGTGCCGTATCGTATTATTCAAGTGCCGTCGCTTGGTATCGACGGTGCTGTGGCGTTGCTTGTATCGACCGATTGGTATCAGGTGCGAGACACCATGTACGGCACTACGCAGTTCTACAATCCGCAAACTGTTTCCAACACGCTGTACCTCAATCACTGGGGCATTTATGGCGTATCGCCGTTCACGCCGTGCGCGCTGTTCACCACCGACGCGGGCACATCCATCAAGGTTGTGACTCAGACAGTGACAGGTTTCACGCTGACGCCGAACACGGGCACCGTCAAAGCGGGTGATCTTATGCAGCTTACACCGAAGCTCACCGCCACCGTCGCGCCGACCGGCACCGCCATACAGGTGGCACCGAACGCGGCGACGTACGAGGTTGCGGCGAACCATGCCGCAAGCGGGGATGACACGCACGGTGCGGCGTTCGACCTCAACGTCAACACGTTCGTTGATGACCAAGCGCGCTTGCATGTCCAGCGTGATGACCTTGTGGCCGGTGATGTCATTACCGTGACGGGCAGCGCCACGTATGTCAATCCGAACGGCGAGACGACGGAACATTCCGCAACATGCACGTTCACCGTTGAATAGCCTGAATTGACTATGGTGTAAAATGAGTGGTGTTTCATGTAAAGCGCCACTCATTTTTTCGTGTATAGAAAAGAGTTCGATATGGATTTCCCGCATCTGCAAAACGCAACGGCGTTCCCCGATATGGACACGCACGTGTACAGTCAGTACCGCAACGTTTTCGACTACAATGTTTGGACGCCAAACACGGTAATTAAGCTGTGTCGCGTGAATTGGTACGATGATTACCACGACGTCGTGAAATTCCCCGATGACGCCACAAGAAACGAATGGTTTGACAATCTGGACGGCGAAACCGTCAAGCTGACAACGAACATGTATATCGCACGCGCCGACGCGGACGGCATAAAATTGCCCGTGCCTTACATGACGGCGCAACAGTATAATTACATTGTCGTTGACTTTTCACATGACATTATTAATACGCCATATCAAAAAACCGACGTGCAGACACGCTATCATTTTTTCATCACTTCCGTACGCGCGGAAGCGCCGAACACGACAACATGCACGCTTATGCGCGACGTATGGACGGATTATATTAACACCGTCACAATTAACGGGTTGTTATTGTTACGCGGACACGCGCCATTGATGGAAACGACACCTCAAGAACTGTTGAAAAACCCACGGGCGAATTGTCGTGATTTTACGTTGCCTGATGTCGATTATGGTAGCGCGGCATTGAATATAAGAAAAAGCACGCCGTTTAATCTGCAAAACGGCACAAGATACATCTGTTTGGCCACAACGTTTTCACCCGAACAATTGCAAGCCATGCGCAACGTGCGGGGCACGAGCGTCGCGGACACTGACCCGACATACAGTAATAACGACGGTACGGTAATGAATTTCTCGTGGGGTGCCGGAAACATTTCCACGGCAAACGTCACCGGCGCGGGCACATCGTATAATTCCGTTGACAATCTCACTGCAAGCAACGTAAGCATGTATGCGCTCGAAACGTCCAAAATATCAGGCGATTATTTCGACACGCTGTTTGCGTATTATCCACATATCATGTCACAGATTACAGCAGTGTTCGTAGCCACCGCAAACATGTTGCGGTTTAACAGCAGCGTAAATGTGAATGGCGTTGAATGGCATACGGTTAGCGGTACTCGTACGAAAATATCCGATATTAATTTGACAATCAACGATTTTGGTTACGCCAATGAATACGCCAAAATAACACGACTGTATCTTGCACCCTACGCATACCTCGAAATATCCGACAATCTCGGCAATAAAAGCCGTGTGGAAATAGCCGACTGCGGGCAACTCTCGGTACAGACTATCACATCTCTCAGCCTTCCGATATTGCGACAAATCGCATGGCTTGACGGAATAGGCAGCGATGGCAATACGGTTATCAGCGTTGACGCCATGAACGGGACTAGCATTACCGCCGACGTGCCGAACGCGGACATGCTCAAAACACTCATATCGCACGACATACCGACTTACGCACTACAACGTCGCGCGATCGACGCGCACCGCGCCGACGCATACAACCGTGAAGCCGCGCAAGCACGCGAAAACGCCATTATATCATACGAAAACGGCGCACGCTCGGCTAACGTCGCATTGAGTAACACTAACCGAAGCAATGCGAACAGTATTGTCAACACGAATTTGACGAACGCGCTCAATTCCACCGTTACAAACAATTCTAATAATGCGTCTAACGCAATCTATAAAAACAACGTAACACAGCAAAATTTGCTACTTAGTGCATCCAACAACAAAATCGATGAAATGAATGTTGCTACCTTAGATCTGACAACGCAACTCGTGAATACGGAAATCACGGCGAGTGCGATTGGTACCGTCACCGCAGCGATAGGCGCGATAGGCACGGCGGCAACCGGCATAGCGGTGACGGCGGCGACGGGCGGCGCGGCGGCACCAATGGTTGCGGCGGGACTCGGCGCAGCCGGAAGCGTCGGCTTGTCAAGCGCGAGTTTCGCCACCGGTGCGTCCAAGACGGCGGCGGAAGCCGGTTACAAGCAAGCGTACAATGATGCGGCAGCGTTCGCAGCAAAAAAATACAATGGACAGGCCAATAGTGTCAGCATCGCAATGGCGGGCACGCAAAACATTCAAGCCACAGCGCTTAATACCAACAACACGAACGCAAGCAACGCCACAAGCAGCAGTATTGCGGACAACAATGCAAACACATCGAACACGAACGCGGCGGCGTCACGCGATCAGAGTGTGGATAACGCTAAACGTGTCATGATAAACACGCGTTCCAACGTGAACGCCGCATGGCGCGACTTACTCAACCATGCCGCGCAGCCCGTTGGCGCATATGGCGGCGACAATTTCAGACAGGCCACGGGGCTTGACACCATGACTGTGAAAATCGTCACCGAAGACAACGGCGCGATAGCTGCGGCGGGCGATTACATGTTGCGCTATGGTATCGCAAGCAACAAACTTTACAGCCGTCCGTCGTTGACACCTTGCAAGCATTTCGCGTATTGGCAATGCGCGGACATATGGGTTATCTGTCCATTTGCGCAAAACGAGCAATTGCAGACGATCAGGAATATTTTCAATAACGGTGTTACAATATGGACGAAACCCGAGGAAGTCGGCGGCGACTTCACACACGACAATCTATAAGGTGGGAAAATATGGGACGTAAACGCACGCATAAAAGGCCGTTGACCCGTGCGGAAATGGGCGAACGTGGCGCACCGATATGGCAGCAATCACAAGCGCTCAACTCGCAAGCGTATTCGATGGCGTATTCACAAATGTTAAATATTGCGCTGTCAAGGTTTAAGTGGTTGAATCTGCCGAAAACATGCGACGCGTGGTTTCTTGAATACAATCTATTGTATTTCGGCTACGCCACGATCGCGTTTCCGCATAGCAAACCGGGCGTGTTTTTCAGCACGCAAGCGGTGACTACCTCGAAATTCAACGTCTATTACAAGCCGAAGAAATGGGATAGTTACGGTATCAACGGTTGGCGTTTTCCGGTTAACAATTCCAATGGTGTTTTCATCTACGCTAACCGCGCACGTACGCCACTCATTCCGACTATAGAATTTTTTGCGCATGAAATCGAAGATTTGTACATGACGCGGCGGCAAAATCGTTTCAATCAGAAAACGCCGTTCATTCTTGAGGTTCCAGCCGGACAGCAAACGGCGGGCATTAACGTTATTAAGCAAATCTCAGGCGGCGAAATGGCTATCATGACGACACCGGGTTTCACCGATTCTATGAAAGCGAACGTGCTGAAAACCAATGTTGAATATATCGGCATGGAATTGCAGAACGATATACAGAACACTTGGAACGCGTTCTACCAATCGTTGGGCATTAAAAATCTTCCGTTGAAAATGGAACGGCAAACCGCCGACGAAATCAACGATTATGGCGAACCGACTGATCTGCGCGCGCTCAGTGAATTAGAGGAACGGCGTGCCGCGTGCGACATTCTCAACACAAGATTCGGAAAATACCTCAAGGATCCGATTCAGGTTGTATGGAACGAAGACAATGTTTCCCGCAACTACGCTTACTTGACGGACGTTGAAAGAATGAACGACGATGACAATGCAGAATGACATAAACCATTATCAACCGTGTGAATCGTACGACGATTTTCATGGCGTGATGACATACACTTTTGGCGAACTACTCGACGTGCCGGGCGGTGTTGACTGGGATAATGCCGCATGGTCATGGCGTGACATTGCTTATGATGATACGCAATACGCGCGTTGCTGTGAGAAAATCGAGAACCGTTTCTATGACAGGGAGTTAGGCGTTATGCCACCGTCAAGATGGCGGCGGCACTTTTTACGTCTTATTCAAGAAATCATGCCGACGTTACGGCCGCTTTATGCGCTTGTAAGCAATAATCCTGATATAATTCTCAGTGATAGCGACATATGGCACAAAATGCGGACAGTCTACAGTGATTTCCCCGCGACACAATTGGCTGAAAACCAAGACTACGCAAGCAACGCGACAGACAACCAATACGAGACAATCGCAAACGGTGATTTCATGGACAAAGTCAATCGCATACGCAACGGTGAATACGTCGATATAGACGTAATGCTGCTCGATCACCTTGAAACATGTTTTAGCCCATTATGGACGATAAACATAAACAATTATTGAAAGGATAATGCACATGTTTCCACTGCTACCGTTTTTCTCAGTATGGCCGTACACGCCCGCCATACCCGCATTCTACTGGAACGCTAAAAGCCAAGAGGAAATCATAAAACACATTGCATGCGAAATCGACCATATAACGGCGTATCTTGACGAAATCGTAACCGATATAAACAAAACATTAACCGACTATAATGCAAGAATAAAAAACATTGAAACGCACATAAACGACTACGCCGTTGCCATAGCGCAACTGCAAGAACAAATCGACCATATAGGAAACACACAGCTAATATGGAACGTTACAAAGGGTGAATATACGGATAGTAAAACCGCGCTTCGTGATTTGTACCGCGAACTAGCGGTATACGGCGCGCGAGTCACGCAAATAGCCGATATCAACACCGACAAACTTGCCGAACACCGAACTGACGAAACATCCGCAATCGGCAATCTTACCATATTCAATGACACCACGCCACGTGTCACTAATCCAACAACCGGTGAACAATATCCACCGTTAGCATGAAAGGATAAACCATGGTTAACACCACGAATTACGAACTAGAAAAGTACGAAGCGGGAAATTCCGCAAATCTACTTGACCAATATAACGGATCAATGGATAAAATTGACGCTGCAATAAAAAGCGTCAGCGATAAAGCAGACCTAGCACTGAACAATAACGTGTTACCGGCGGGCTTAGCCGTATTCATAAAAGCGTTAGGGCTGACCGAAACTAACGCGCAAACACTTGGAACAATACTCAATCACATATTAAACCGTACCGGCACTGAAACATTCACCGTCACCGATCTCAGCAAACTTAAAAAAACCGCAGAGGGCTATCCAATTCCACCGACCAAATAAAGGCGTACACTCATGGCATCACAAACACCGTTTTATCACCTGCCCCTATACGAAACCGGCGATTTAGCCGATCTACGCGACGGATATAACGCCGCAATGCGCACACTAGACCGCGTAATACACCAACTAAAAGTACAAGAAGAAATAAATCATCCAACGAACCTCAGAAAGGATAACTGACATGACCGACTACACAACCAATTTCAATCTAGAAAAATATCAAACCGGCGACGCAGCCAACCTTAATGACCAATATAATGTGTCAATGGATATTATTGACGCTAATCTATACAAAATCAACACTAACGCAAATACTGCTGGCGGTAAAGCAACTCAGGCTTTAGAAACAGCGCAAAACAACAACAAAAATCTAGCAGCGTTAGGCGTGACCAACACCGCAACCGCCACCACGCTTAAAAACAAAATAGACAACACTAACACAACCGCAAATAATGCGTTGAACTTAGCGCAAACCAATAAAACAGCCGTTACCGCGATAAATTCAAACCTAAACGCAATAAATACAAACCTAACCGCGCTGCACGCGAACAGCGTTAGCGACGCAACCGACCTATACAATACCGTACAAAAAATAAATGGCATATATTCAAACATTGAATTAAAACGAAAAACATACACAAATATCGCAATTATAGGCGACTCGATCAGCTACGGAGCCGGCGCATCAAGCCTAGCAATGTCATGGGCAAACCAATTCAAAACATACACAGGCGCGGACACCGTACAAAACATGGCACAAAATAACGCGGGCTATGTAAATGAACCAACGTTTTTATCACAATTGCAAGCAGTAAAAGACAAAACAAAAATAACACACATAATAATCGCGGGCGGTGCAAACGACAAACTGCAAACAACAACCGCCATTACAAACGCTGTAAAAAACACATTGAAATACGCACTAACCAACTTCCCGAATGCAGAAGTATACGTTGCACCAATCGTCCTAGGCGTGCAAGGCATGTTCAGATACCACACAAACATACCGCAGACACTAAACGCGATCGAGGAAGGAATAGCGCAAACACCAAACGTACACGAAATACAATACGCATGGGAGTGGCTCAACGGACGCGAAGACTGGGCATCAACTAGTAGCAATTCAATGGATCCAATACACCCAAACGACAACGGACAAAAACAATTGCTACGACTGTTTGCCGAATCACTGTTCACTCGCAACAGCATACACAACAACTGGAAAACGAACGTAACAGGCACAGACAACCACGGCCAAATAATAAACAGTGAATCAGTATGCAATAACGGAATATACACATTTAATTGCCAATTCAAAGTAGTAAACAACCACACGGCATACGCCGGAATAATCGCCACATGCTACGGACTATCAACAATAAACAACTACTACGTAAGCTCAAACTACCATACCGGCACCATATACGCGTCAACCAACACCGCAAACCGCGGAATCATCGCATGTACAACCGCAATACCAAACAACACAGAAATATACTGCACAACAACACACAGCATTAGCGCATAAAACACCGCATTAACACATAAAATACCCGGTGTGAAAAAAAAACACACCGGGTATACTTTCACCGACTTTAATTATATATCAATCATCGCCGTTATCAACCGAAACCGATACCCCAATAATACCACACCACAAAACATGAC